TTCCATAAGCAGGTTTTCTGCTCCAGTTATCTCTCAGAAGATCTTCCTTGCTGAACTCATAGTAGTTGTCAGAAGAAAGACTTACCGGACAGGTTGGGAAAAGAGCCTTTGCGAAGTAGTTAGCTGCATTCTGGTAATATGCCAGAGCCATGTTTGTAAGTGCTGTGTGAGGTCTGAATGCGCCTTTTGCGATTTCAGACTGGATTCCTGCTGCTGTGTTTCTCATTAATATTATCCTCCTTTATCAAGATTATGCTTTTGCCTTCTGGTATTTAGAAAGCTGCAGTCTGCTGTAGCCTCCAGCAGATACATTGTTAAGAGCTACCCCGATCACGTAATCACCAGCTGCCGCAACTGCCGCTTTTCCTCCGGTGGTCGCAGTAACCTCCTGCCCTTTCTTGATCTCAGCGGAAGCAATGACGAATCCGATGTCCTTAATCAGGATATCAACGTCTTCACCCTTCTTAACCATTCCAGCTTCTACACCGGAAATGTCATTGTATCCACTTTCGATAATAGAAACGCCAAGCAGAGGTGCTGTGCCATCGGCAGCGACAACCACATTACCATCAGTATCGTATTTCAAAATAAGGTTACGGATGTCAGCAACATCTGCTCCTGCCTTTTCGGAAATAGTTGGTGACTGGTTGATCTGTGTTCCATTAAAATTTTTACCCATTATCATTCGCCTCCTTCTTAGTATCTGGCTTCGTCTTCATACTCAGCCATAAGCTCTGGATGTGCTTCCCAGGCTTTTGCCAGCGCCATGTTATATGGCATGGAAGGATCTTTTTCAATCAATCCCTTTGCAATCGCATCGATTTTTCCTTCTGCTGCAGACTTCTTGACTGCTGCAGTTCCGCCAGAGAATGATTTTCCGATTTCTCCAAATACGCCAGAGTTGTTGACCATTGCCACATTTCTGTCGAGAAGGCTGATCATATCATTGTAGGCAGTTCCACCTGCACTTTTCAGTGTTTTCAAGGACTTAGCCAGTTCTTCCGGTTTTTCTCCAAGAACTTCGTACTTTTTAGCAACTGCATAAAGTTCTCTGTCTTCCGCTTCTTCCGCTCTTTTCTCGAGAGCTTCCAGTTTTTCTCTCACAAGAGGATGCAGTCCTTTGTAAATATCATCGTCAGCATTCTGTTCTGGCGGTGCAAAAGATTTCTTTGTATCTGTTTTCTTTTCAGCTCCATCATCATCGAGAACGTCTGGGTTTTCCTCTTTTTCGCTTTTCTGCGGTGCTTTCTTCTCGATAGACGGCTCCTCGTTTGTCTCTACGGCAAACTTTTTGATAAGTTCATCATATGTCGCTCTTTCCTCAGCAGACATTTTTGACTTGTCGATTTTAATCATGTCTTCCAATTCTCCTTTCGTTTCTACGGATTTCTGAATGATTTCCTCCAGATTGCTATGCGCTTTCATCACCATAGGAAGATCTGTTTCGTCAGGCGCATCCAGATTCTTTTTGATTTTTGCAGATGTTCCCCCAGCCCATCCGGGAATGTATTCCTTCATAGCTGTAGCGAACTGTTCAATGCTTGTATCCATTGCACTCTGCTTCCCGCTGCTGTCCAGTTCTGGGTCGCACAGGATTGAATTAAGTGAATTCTGCAGGGCGTAACATACAGACCAGATTTCATCCCGGATTGCGTCCATGCTCACAGCGTTGATCTGTTCATCAAATGTCGTGGCTGATTTCTGCACCTCTCCGCTGATCCAGTTCAGGAATCGTTTAAATAGTCCGATTTCCGGGTCTGATGTTTCCTCTGCTTTATTCTTGCCTTTCAGCAGTTTGATATCAGCTCTCTGATTTGCGCCTTCATCAACGAAATCTACTTTACCTACTTCCAGGCCTTTCAGTTTTGTTGCCACAATGCTTCCTCCTTTCGCTTTTATTTATCAAAAAAGCGCCCTTTTGGACGCCTATTGATCACATTTATTTAATTCCATGCCACGCTGTCTGAAGCAGAAATCCTAAAAGATACCAGATCTTATCCTTTATCTTCTTCATGCAGATTTCTTCTCCGAGCTTCTGGTCATAATTCCGAGCATCTACACATGCAGATGTTTCAATGATCTCAAAACCATTTCGAAGCACGCAACGAACCATTGTTGTCTTATAGCCTACGGTACTGGTTTCAATATAGCTGATAAAATCATTCACCATGTGTTCTCCTATTGATACGCCAGATATCAGTTTCGGATTCTCCTGAACCTGCATATAAGACTGCTCGAACACATCTTTCGGAGACCAACTAATGTATCCATCCGGATATTTAACTACATATCCCGGATTGCCATCATCTGAACCTCCAAATCTTTTTCTTGCTTCTTCAATGGTATCGCAGGCACCTGTTTTTAATGCCTGTGCTTCTGCAAGAGTTGCTTTTTCTGCCTCAATAAGTTTTGTTCCAATATACTTATTCATTGTTTACTTCTACCCTTTCTGCTTCCCCTTCAATGGAGAACATGCTGTAAGTTCCATCTTTTACTTTCTCCCAAACATCCGCATCTGTAACCTGGAATCCAATCCACCAGCCAACAGGGAGTGTACCTTCCGGGATTCCCATTGCCGCCATCTTCTCTTCCGTAAATACAACACTCTCGATCAGATAAGCAACCCCGCCTCTTTCGTGCATCTCTCCACCTTCCCGGTAGAGATCAACGAACTTGTAAGCCGCACTTTCAAGTTCATCAGGCTCTATGATGTCGCCCTGCCAGTCTTCCAGAGTTTCTCCATTCTCAGCAATGGCAACACTGGCCCAGCCGAATGCCTGCATTTTTTCATTATTTGTCTTCTTTACCTGGAACTTTCTTTTTGTTACCTCCGGCTTATTGTCCGGTTCGTCCCTTATTTTCATTATTTCATTGAATGTTTTCATATTTCACCCTCACATACTTCACCGCACATTTACAGCGCGGGTGTAATGGTGGAATAGACGTTGTAATCTCTCTCCTTCCGGATACTGTTTCGAATTCATCATCCATTCCTATCTTAGTGCCTTCAAGAGCTGCACATGATGCACACACATGACCGTCCAAAGCTGTTGACCACTCTTTTTCCATCTCCGGAAGGTTCCCTGCCGTTACCGCTTCCCTCACAAAGGCATCTGCGCCACGGTTGTAGGCTTGTGCTATTTCCGATCTGACTATAGTTTCTGCTCTATACCGTTGCTGTCTTTCTGCATATTTCGAAGCAGCTTCTCTCGCTTTCCGCTCGATTGACTCAGGTTTCATTCTTGGATGATCTGTTGTCAGCCTTTCCTTGATGGAGTTGTAATATTTGAGATTCGCCGCAGCCTGTCTCTCTGTCAGTCCTATTGTTGGCCGGATATATCTTGCCGTTTCAGCACTGCTCATATTAAGAGATTCAGCTTCAGCGATCAGATACCGAATTGCGCTCACCTGCTCATTACAACAATTTGTTATCAAATCTCCCGTATGATCAACAATCCAGCTTCGAACCCAGCTCTCAGAGCTTATTACATCTTCTGCTCCACAAAAGAGAGAATTGTTTTTCCACCCTTCAAGAAACGCCTGTTCCCATACAGGTGTCATTCTTTCTGACAGCATCTTCGAATAATCCTGGAACCATATATCAAAAAGACTTTCCGGATCTGTTTCTCCTATTACGATTTCTCGCAGTTCTCTGTACAGCATGACTGCTGCCTGATCCTGCCAGAATCGAACAAGCCATCTTACTGGTTCATCAATATTTCCCTCGAGATAGGCATCAAGTGCATCCAGTACTCTCTGTGATTCTTCGCTTTTTTTAACAGTCCTTGATCGTGGCCGTATTTTTCGCATCATCAAATCACCTGCCTAACCTTTTCTTGGCTTCCTCAGCATCTTGATTCTCTTCCGGATCCACCTCTGGTTCATCAGGTTCGTTTGCTGTCTTTTCTGGTGCTCTGCGCTGTGCTTCTCGCCGTTCATCTTTCTCTCTGGAATCTGGAACTTCCGTTCTTTCCGGCAGGTTTGCTGCCTCCCTGACATAATCTTCCAATTCTTCATCAGGTATCAAGATCCCCGTGCCGACCATATCCTTCAGGAATGTTGACAGTTTCGTGATATCCCGTTTGTCCACATCTCCATGGGCGAGTGTAGGATAGTCCTCAATCCCATCGAAATGGGAACCATTGATGTCTATCAACGAAGGAATGCCCTGGTTATTGAACGTCTCGCAAATAACATCTAAAAAAGCTCCGAGCGCAACAGAAAACAATTCTGTCTTGTCAGAGCTTAGTGCGAAGCTTCCCGTCTTTTCATGTCCCAACATAATAAAATCTGCAAGGACTGTCTGGGCAATCTTCGTATCGTATCTGTTTATGATTGCATTGGTGTCAAATTGTCTTGTGCCTCCGGTGCTCAGAAGTTCCGCTTCGTATCCATGTGGAAGAACAAGCCCTTCAGATTCATTTCTGCGAAGGTTCTTTACCATGGCAATAAGTGCTCCATTAATTTTAACCATGTCAG